AGTTTATGATCGCGATGGTACAAACCGAACGAGAGAGCTGTATGAGACAATGGAAAATGACCTACGATATACCTTCGATTTTAAATTATCCAGAAAAAGAACCCAAGAATTAGAAAAAGAAATACATGATATGATAAAAGATAGAGGGAAAATGATAGAGTTTATAGTTGAGAAATCTGAGCCGAGTCTAAAGTTAGCAAGTAAAATAGTTATACCAACAGAACTCTTAAATCCAAGACCGTTCACATATGATATGTATCCTTTAGCAGAAAATGGAAAAGTTTTTAAAATAGAACATCCCTATGATTATTTAACCACTTTTAGGATAGATACATTTTACAAAGAAGAGAATGAACTTGACATAAGATATCAAATAATAAAAAATATGCTAGAATTCAAACAATGTCAATCCAGATTATCTAATATTTGGAGACAAGTAGCTGGGGTGGTATTAACATTTGATACAATATACGGTGAAGAGAATATCTTCAGAGGAATATTAGCAAAAATCTTAAAGGATTTGGATCCGGAATACGACTCAAAATCTTATCCATTTTACGAAGATAGAATCATGGGAAGGATAATATTTCAACGCTTTAAAATACCTAGTATTATGCCGTTATTGATTTACGCATTATGTCATTTGGGAGCTAATTTCATAATGGGTAATCTGGATGAGGATGAATTCATAATGTGCATGAATAATTATCTATATATGGCTAAAGAGAGTTATCAGGATGAGAAGCTAAGAGTGAAAAGCGCAGCTAGAAACTGGTTAAACGAAGCATTAGATAATTTAGGTCAAACGTGGTCACCAATATGGACTCCAGATATGTGTATCATGGGGTATCGGAAAAAGAATACTAGAGAATATAGTGTAGTCAGGAAATTATTCGAGAAAAGTAGGAAAGAGAGGAAAGATAAATTAAGTAAAGAGTTAAACGCTTACATAGATGATAAGATAAGAAATGCGAAAAGTCAAAAGGAGATTACAAGAGCATATGTAGTAACTAGGATAGCAACTAATGATGGAACATATTATAAAACAGCAACAGCATTATCCTTAAAAAAAGCAGTAGAACCTACTATACGTCAGAGAGTTGTGCCAGCACCAACGGTAACAGAAAAAACATCAGATGGTGTGTTAAGACAAGTTTACGAAGAAGGATCACTTTTTGAGGAAATATTAGATTACTTATTAGCATACAAGGAAAAAACGTTAAGTACACTAAACAACGTTAGGCTAGACGATGAGTATTTAGACATCCTAAAAATGACTTCAGCGGGTGTTAAATTGGATGAAGAGGAACACAATGACAAAGTAATGGCAATACTATCTAAGAAAAGAATACCAAGGGCGGCAATAGATAGTGCCAATTATAGAAATTTAGAACAATTTATTGAAAGATTGCAAGCGCCTATCTTTGCAGTAGAAAGACAGCAGATAGATAGAAGGCAGAGAATGATAGCCGGCATAAATAATGAAGCGTTATTAGGAAGCATGGCGAGTTATCTAATATTAACATCAATGTTTAAATATATGAGCGCAGCTGCACAGGGAAAGCAGAGTGGAAGTGCACTAGATATAGCCGATATGTTAGAGTATACTAGTTTACTGGATTGCATATTATCATCAATGGACGTGAAAGGTATGGACGCAGCAATTCAACCAACAACGCGGGATGTAATACATACGTTCGAATTAGAGATAGCAAGATTAAGCAGACATGTAAGCGCGGGACCATTTAAAGAGAAATGGAGTAAGGTGATAGACAGTAAAGGTAACACGTTAAGCGAAAGTACGTATATGAGTGCGTTATTGCAGTTGTTGATGATTGAACGTCACAACACGCAAACAGCAGTAACGTATGTTGATCCAGTTTTTGGTGAGATAGTAAATGCTGAAGGTACATTTTCATCGGGCAGAGCGGACACTTCAGCGCATCATACTGCTTTATTACCGGGAATTATTAGAGGTATGGAATCAATGTGTAGTGGGGAAAGACCAAGTTGCAGAGCGATGGTAAGAGCTATGGGTGATGATGCTAACATAATTTATAGTGGAAACGAGGAAATAATGGTGGCGAATATAGAAGATGACAAGAAGGCAATGAATGAATTAGGGTTTGATATAGACGAAGAATTGAGTAGAAGTAGTATGGTATTCCTTCAACAACAATGTGTGAATGGTTGTTTCATAGGATATCCTGATAGGATAGGTATATTCGCTAAAGAACATAGCAATGAAGTAACTTCAATATTTCAATCTGTGCAAGAGTTAAGGGCGTTGTCTGATGACTTATGTTGGAGAATACGTAACACTAGAGGTTTAAAATTATTAATGACATTTTTGGGGGCTGTATGCTCGCTACGTGTAACGATAGAGGTAGAGTCAACGTTAGTGACCGAAATGATAAAGGAATTAAGCCGTATAGTTCCGGCCCATGGATACGAGAGTGCAAAGAAAAATGTGGACGCAAATAATAAAAGAGGAAAGGAATTGATGTCTTTTTATTTACCATTAATGTGGTTATATATTGAGAAAGGTGGTGAGATGCCATGTTTCCCGGTGGAAAGGAGCGATGGAACGTTCACGGAAGAAGAATCGATACACACTCCAAGAGGACAGATGAAACGTAAACTTTTATATGACATTTCATATAATGCGGAAAGAAAATCATATGACCTTGATAGAAGAGCTTTAAAAGAACTCGGTATAAGTGCAGCTTATAAAATTATACAGTTGAATATCGTAGGCAATGAATACATGATTAAACGAGAGACATTTGATGATAGAAAACTAGAACAAATGGGAAGAAGCTTAGAAGGATTATCTGATAGTGATAGATATATAAAATCAAGAAGGCATGCGAACATACTAAGGGAGAATAACATAAGAATGCCTAAACAAGCAGTTTTAGGAGAACGTTTGACTGAAAGAATAACGCAGACGATTGAGAGAATACCATTAACTAAAAATCAGATGAAATTATTTGGAGAAGGATTGTTACAGGATATTAAAAGATACAAATATTATATGATACCAGAAACAAGGGAGGATGTAGTTTACAAGTGCAGGCTAATAGAGCATGAGGAAAGGATAGGTATTAAAAATATAGAGTTTCTAGCATATGACATAGAGTTGTCGTTAAATTTACAACCAGGAAGTGAGAGTGTTACTGCTTTGCAATATTTAGGATTGACTGATAGGGCCTCGGGAGGATTAAGAAGCTCAATTAACGCAGTAAGGGGAACCTATGGTGCATTTAGATACGATGATCCTACATTTATGATCGGATATCAAATTTGGAGGTCGCGAGGTGATATGATTGAACACTTTTTCAAGGCGATTGATGCTAGTGTTGAAAGAGAGGAAGCGTATAAGAGCGCTTTTGCGTATTATGCAAGAAATGAGATGCACCAGTATTTATTATCATTATCTCCAAGAAATCAATTTTTTATAAGAGATGTTGCTACAAATTTAATGATGTACGTGAATGATTTACCGGCGGTGGCGAGAGTAGACTTATTATACGGAATATTAATTGCAGAGGTACTGAGAAGTTCATATGCTTTAACTGGAGGCAGAATAAGTATAGAGATGGATGTTACATTACAAAGGCATCTTCGTAGTGTCATAACTGGGCAGTCTGATGCATCTCAGAACCCGATCTGAATAAGTGACGGAGAGGGTTGTACGGCGATTAATTTGC